GTGCAGGAGCTGCTGATACAGGCTTGTTCTGACCAGCAAGTTGCATGATAGTGGCCAACATGTTGCTTAGTTCGTCGCCACTACCTGCTGACATGTTAATGCTTGCTGGCATTGATGGTTTTTCTGGAGCGATGTCCATTCCCATCTCTGGCATCATGCCCGGCATCATTCCGCATTCACCAACTTGAGCATTTTCCTTAACAATGTTAGGATTCTGAGAATCAAGTTCTGCTAGTCTTTTCATTACATCGATCATATGCATATTATTTTCCTTTGCCGCCAAATAGGCTTGTGTTACCCGGCTCTGCATCCGTATTATATTTGGCAGCACCTTCTGTTGGGATTTCTTCTCCACGTGCTTTACGTTGAAGTTTTAAGATATCATTTAGTTCTTTAACAAATCCTGTGTTATACTTGTCACCATAATAATTTTCAAATTGTGGACTACCAGCTTCTTTATAATCAGGATCTAGCAATAGTGCGCCCTCTCTTTTTTCAACTGGCACTTGGTATTCTTCAGTGGGTTCAAAAGGACTACGCACTACTAAGTGTTGTTTACCAATGCCTAATTCGGCAGCTAGATATTCAGTTAGTTCGTGTTGAGTTGTAGGAAAATCTAAAATAACTTCATAGATATTTACTTCACAGTTTTTAACTTGCGGAAAATCTAACGGTAATGCTTGAATAGGAGTCTTTGATTTTTTGAATCCAGTAAGATTGTTTTCGTTAGTAAAACGTCCTAACAAACGTTTCATTGTATCTTCTTTTTCAGCAGACATATCTCCTGCAATTTTAATGCGGAAGTCATATTGCTTTTTAGACTCTGATAGGTGTTCTTTGAATGATTTCATAATATATTATTTATTCAGATCTTTAAGTTTTTGCAAGATGCTATTACGGTCTGTAATAATATATCCTTCGCCTTCTACAGTATTTCCACTGCCTTCACCGTGTTTTTTATCTATTGCTAACTTCTTAATTTGAAGATCGATCATTTTCAATTTCTTATCAATTTTGTTAGTTTTAGCTGTAATAGCAGCATTCATCATCTGTGCGGCCACTTCAAACATGCGTGATCCGTACCGTGCTTCTACGTTCATTCCTAAATCCATTAAATCATCGTAGGCTTTTTCAGCCTTGTCTGCAAGAGCATCTAATTCACCGTCAGCCATATCCCCGAGCCCTACAACCCTAGGCAATGCTGCCGAAATCTTGTCAAACTCTTCCAGTTTGTCCTGCAAATTAATAGTAGCTACTGGAGTAACATCAACAGATTCTGGCGGCAGAACCGGCTCTGTTGTATCTAAGTTTAATAATTCCTCTAATCTTTTTGTCATATTTTTACTTATTCCGTTTTCCGGTATTCTGAAAAATATCGCCTTCATTTACAATTCTAAACTTAATGCCTTGTTGTTGGCACCATGCCGCCGCCGCACCCCACTTGGCCATATTCTTTACGTATTGAGCTTGATTGTAGACATTTTTTCCAACTTTTTCTTTAAGTGTTTGGTTAGCTGGCTTTATCTCGATAACTTCTACATGTTTTTTCATATTCTTGTCTACATAAGAAATTAGGAAATCTGGAACATACACAGTATGCTTTCCAGTTAATGGATCCCGATAAGGAATCTTTATACTTTCGCTAGACCACTGTTGAATACTAGGATTATTATCACAAAAGGTCATAAAAGTAAATTCCCAAGAACTTCTATACCTAGGCATACCTTGGCCTATATATTTTTCGGGATTTTTTATATTATAAGTCCCTTGACTAAACTTTAAGCTCATGCAATTATGTTTCGTTGAATTTCAGGATGAGTTTGAAACTTCTCAGCGTACCCTAAACTGCTGCTCTTAAATCTATTATAATTTAAAATCTCCGAAACAAGCCCGGATAACTGAACACTGTCTAATTCTGCTAAGGTATCTAAAATCTTCATAGGATTATATCCATCCTGTTTTGCTTGTCTAATAATAGTAACAGCGATGGATTCAGCAGCCACTTCTTCAAACCGCTGACTGGTGAAAAATCCTTTCATAGCGGCCAGCACTGATGAATTAATCTCAATGGGTGCTGTCATGTAAGAGTCAAATGCCTGCACTGTTTTATTTTGAGATGTGCTGACGGGAATATTAGAATAGTTTTGATTCATAATTATCTTTTAGGAGGGAATATAATTGCTGCCGGATTGGCTCGTATCTTGCCATCAACACTGGTATTAATTGCTTTAAAAATATTAATACCAACACCGCCGGGCAAGTTAAATATTCCAGGTTGATTCTCTGTGCTAGGAGGAGTGTAATATTTTCCCGGGGCAGTTTTAGTCACTGCACCTAATGCACCGCTGGCAATATTATAAGCCGGGGCCCTAGTTCTAACAATGCCTTTTGTGTTTACATAATTTTTAGCAAGTATGGAAGCAATATCTAATAATGGATTAGGTGATTTATATGCTCCGCCTACCTTACCAAATACTCTCTGAGCACCAGGCTTGTCAAACCCTGTTTCTTGTTTTACATACGTAGGACTATTAGTAAAATTTCCTCCAACTTGTAAAGGACTAGGAGTTTTATCATAGTACACACTAGCAAATCCGGGAGGATCAGTTTCTGCAACTATTTGTCCGTAATCATATAATACGTTTTCATAAGCAACATTCATTCTATTCTGCATAGTTTTGCTGCCTTCGCTTTGATTCAAAGAATCATGCGCCCATTCTGTAATCTTGGGATTTATTAATGTTACTTGCGTAAAATTTTGTTGATGTAGGCTGTAAATTTCTACTGATGTAAGAAACGGAACTTTGGTATTATTGTTGTAGATACCGTATTGATAATCTGTTTCTCCGTACTTAGTATCTTTAAATGCTACAGGGACGCCGCCCGATGTGCCATAAGTACTGTCTGCAAAATAATGTTTGTAATAGTTAATCCATAATTTATTAATAACATCAATATTGTCATCATGGAATTCAACGCTAACTGGTGTATAGGTTAATTTTGTTTGTACTACAGTTTTTCTGTTGTATTGATTTAATGTTTCATTAACTACTGAAAACTTTGGTAAGTCGATCTTTTTAACTAATAGACCTACATCCATGGCTCCAGTATTTTTCCATTGTTGATCTATAATAGCATCAGGATTAATGTTGAATACTACATAGTAAAGAAATCCAACTTTAGGAGAATATGCATAATTATCGTCAACATACAATCGACTAGCATGTTGGTAGTCTCTCAACACAGTGGGGGGAGTTAATGACAGATATTGATTAAATTTATTACTCATACAAATATTTAGTCAAATAAAAAGCTCAGGTTTTAAGCTGAGCTTTTTATGTGTTAATTTAACTATTAACCTGTAGCTAATCCCTGTGCCCCTGCTGGACGTACTACACGACCGACATCTAGACCAATACCGCTAGCTGCGCCACCAGGTGCTTCTAGTTGGATAGCGTTGTCGTATGTGATAGTTAATGCAATATCCATTGGGTTAGTTGCATCTGCATAGTCTCCGCCCTGATATACAGCTTGCTTAATGAAGCAGCCTAAGAATTCAAAACTTTCTAGTGTAACTGGTTCAAATGCACCGTTACCTCCATCTAGCATTTCGACTCGCATTCTGAACTTATAGTCAATACCGCTAGCAGCACCACTTTGTTCAAAGAAGTCAAATTGCTTTTGTAGCTGTTCGCCAACCTTACGGCTAACAATACCGCTTGCATCATCACGGATAGTTAATTTTGCATCTGCAAAACTATGCTTACCTAATAATTTAACTGTGCTGTTATAAACAGGCAACGATATAGTTTCAAACGTAACATCTGGTCTAGTTACGTTCATAACTTGTTTAGTTAGTTCTGTGCTAGGAGTCCCTGCAACACCAAAACTATCTAATGTAACGCGGAAACGGTACTTTAGCTTTGGCATCAACAGACCTTGAGTAGTTGCCGACTGGGTTGCACTCAATGGTACTGTGAATCTTGATAAACTTGCGATTGGCATATTATTAATGCTCCTTATTCTTTTTATTTACCACTTATAGTCCAGCTGCAATATCACCAGTGTTTTTCAAACGTAGTGGAATATAAATGTATTCAATGGCTTTTACTGGCTCAATAGCAATATCGACATACAACTCGTTTCTATCAATTCTAGAAGGGGTATTGTTTGTTTCATCACATACTATAACAAAGTCGTATAATGCTCTCTGACCTACTAATTCAAGCATTAGACTTTCGGCTGCTGCTTTAATTTCACGGCGTGTCTGAGCATCGTTGGGTTCAAACAAGAATGGTCTTGCAAGAACATCTAATTGTTTACGTAGGTAGCAAACTAAACGAGCAACGTTAACTCTGTCTAATGCACTGGCATTTTTAGCGCGAGTACGCTGACCATAGGCTAATACACCCACACCTGTCAGTGTAGCAATTGGGTTAATTGCGACTTTTGGATCTTGCAATACATCACGCAATCCTTGGTGTAGTGCTACTGTCTTAAATTCGCCTTCTGCATTGATATAACCAACTGAAGTCGCATTATCGACACCACCGCGACGTGTGCCTGCTGGAGCAAACCATGGATAGCTCTTTGCATCACTATTAATAATTGTTCGCAACATCATGTGGCTCGGTGGAACAACAATATTATTACCGGCATTGTCATTTGTAAAACCACTCGGATAATACATGGCCATATATTCGTCGAAGCTAGTTGCACCTAGATCGCCGTTGTCTAGTGCCTTATTTGTGTTCAATCCCCACTCACTTAGTTTAGTACCAGTAGGCTCTAAACGGAACGGTGTATCACCAATTACAAATGCAGTAATGCCTCGTGAATTGTTAAGTCCGATCATGTTCTGAATCGCTTCTGGATAACCAGGTGTAGCCATTAGATTAAATCCTAGTGTATCAGTATCGCGAATGGCTGCATTGGTGTCAATTAATGCCTTAAAGGCTTCGATCACTTGTGCTCGTTGGCCTAGTCGACCAAATTGTGGCCCACCGTCTTCTGCTACTGCATTTTCTGATACCCAACGATCCGGTGCATAAGCTGCCATCGATACACCACCTTGTCTAAGGTTTGTTGCATTAACATTAATGTATCCAGAAACGTATTTCTTAACATTAAATCCTGAACGGCGTGTATTCCATATTCTCATACCACGTGGGTATAATGCTGGATCAGGTGCATCCGGATCTACATAGCTACTTGTAAGTAGACTTACAATAGTACTTGCATCGGATAAAGTACCAGCGGTTGCCCATCGTGCATCTGCAAATAACCAACCGTCCGGTGTTGATTGATCAGTGACATCTTGTTTTACCCAAGCTGTGCCGGAGTATACATAAATGTTTCTTCCGTATGCATCCATGTCACTAGTGTCGACCCAAATGTCTCCGGGCACTAGTGCTGTTCCGTCTGATTGCCCTGTATTTTTATCTGGTTCTGTGGCGCCGACAATCGGACCGTTTGGATCAGAACTAGGGAAGGCCGTTAAATATCCCACCCAGTTTGTTCCATTGTGATACATGATATCAACTTGTCTAGAAATGTCGTTGAACCAAATAGCCCCGTCTGCTGGAACTGTATAAGGAGCAGTTGGTCTTGCTTCGTATACTAGCGGACTCCAGTTAGTAATAATAAAGGTAAATGGCGTAGTACCAGTAGTAAAATCTCCAAGAGGTGCAGCGTAGACATTATCATTTGTCGTTGATAGGTAGTTATTTAACGGTGATCCTGTTCCGTCCCATAATTCAATTGCACCTCCACCGGAATGCGTTATA